GTTAGAGGCTTTAAAAGAGTCTGATTATGCTCATGCTGCTGTTCATATGTTAGCTTCCAATTGGCACAAGCAAACTCCGACGAGATGCGAGGAGCTAGCGGAAATTTTAAGAACTTGCGCAGATTAAAATATTATCTTGATCCTATAGTCAAAAAACTATATTGAGGCATTCATGGAGAATAAAATTTTAGTACATAAACATTTAATAGTTCGAGCGGAAATTAAAAAACCTCCCCAAAGTGAATCTTATTTTGAAGGTTGGTTAAAAAATTTTATAGAAAGTATAAATATGAAAATTCTAATTGGACCATTTGTTAAATATTCTGATATGCCTGGTAATGAAGGTCTTACTGGTGGTGCCGTTATAGAAACAAGTCATGTAGTAATGCACTGTTGGGATCGTGTTGAACCTCCTATTATGCAACTAGATGTTTATTCTTGTTCTGAATTTGACCCAATAAAAGTATGTGATAAAGTAAAAAAAGATTTTGAAGCTACTAAAATTGAATATAAATTTCTTGATCGTAATTCAGAATTAAAAGAAATAGATGCAAAATAAAGAATATAGAAGACAGTATTATTTAAAAAATAAAAAACATATTCTTGCTAAAAATAAACTATGGGTAAAAAATAATATAGAAAAGAAAAGATCTATTTGGAGAGATTATTATTATAGAAATAGTAAAGAATTAAATAAGAAAAAAATAAAATATAGAAAAGAAATATATGCTAAAGATCCTTATTTTAGACTGTATACTTGTATTAGAACAAGAATAAATAAAGTTATAAAAAATAATATTAAATGTAAAAAAACATTAGATTTATTAGGAATACCTAATGTAAAATTTTTAAAAAAATATTTAGAAAATAAATTTAAACCTGGAATGAGTTGGGAAAAAAGAGGTTTAATTCATATAGATCATATTATACCTTGCGCTTCTTTTGATTTAACAGATCCAAAACAACAAGCTAAATGTTTTCATTATACTAATTTACAACCTTTATGGGCTAAAGAAAATTTAATTAAAGGCGCAAAACTCTTGAAATCCCAAAATTAATAGTTATATATACTTCAGGTTGCATCATGTGGGTGGACCTATTAACTTGCTTAACAAAGGAGATAATAATGACTTTTAATTCATTATTCCCAAATAACGGTTTGATCAAAATGGATGAATTCCATAATCATTTCGTAAAACAAACTTCAGATATATTTGATAATATATTTGATAGTTGGTCTAAAATACCTTCATTCCCTTTTTACAATGTGGTGAAATATGGAAAAGGTAAATATGGTCTAGAAATAGGACTTGCTGGATACAATAAAGAAAACGTTCTTGTAGAAGTAAAAGACGGTATTTTGACTGTGGAAGGTAAAGTTCAAGATAAAAATGTAGACTATATTCAAAAAGGATTAGCCCTTAGAAAATTCGTTAAACAATTTGAGTTAGCATCTGACGTAATAGTAGATGAAGCTGAAATGATTGATGGACTTTTAAAAATAAAGCTTGGTGTTAAAAATCCTGAAAATTATGAGGGTAAAAAAATTAAAGTAAAATAATGATGCCCTACAACGATTGTGAGCATTATTGGCTTACTAAAAAGTAATACTTGACAGCTATATATAAAAGTATATATAGCTGTTCAAGAAATATGGAAGACAAAATAGTATATGTAGTTCAGGATGTGCCAGGAAGTCGTGCTGGTATGCCTAAAATTAACATTATAGGTGCAGCTAATTTTGGTAAGCTAAAAGTTTTGCTTCCAGAAAATGCACAGATAATTTTAAGTTCGGGACCTGTAATCTTTAAATTAAAAAGATTATTAAAAGATTATAAACCTACAGACTATTTACTACTTACAGGTGATCCTGCAATAATAGGACTTGCATGTTCGATTGTGAGTGATTATACTAATGGGAGATATAATCTTCTTAAATGGGATAAACAAGAAAGAAGATATTATCCAATAGAAATAAACTTAAACCAGAAAGAAGAAGCAAATGTCGACGATAAACTTTGAAGATGACCAAATCAAATCTGTAACACAGATTGATGCAGCAAAATCCTTATCAGATAAGGTACTAGAGTTAAAAGATCTAGAAGATGAGATTCAAAACGCAGAAGAAAGTATTAACAAGTTAAAAGAAAAGGCTCGTATACTTTCGCAGGTAGAAATACCTTTAATGATGCATGAAATGCATATTACAAAATTAAAGCTAAAAGATGGTGAGTCTGTAGAAGTAAAACCTTTTTACAGCGCATCTATTTCTCCAGAAAATCAGGAGAAAGCTTTTGAATGGCTTCGTAACAACGGTCTAGGTGATATTATTAAAAATGATATCACTGTTACCTTTGGTCGTGGCGAAGATAACAAGGCAGCGCAATATGCTGTCCTTGCACGAGGTCAAGGATTTGAACCCGTCCAGAAAGTTGGCGTTCATTCTCAGACACTCAAAGCGGTTGTCAGGGAGCGTATCGAGGCTGGACTCGATATGCCCTCTGATATATTTAAAACGTTTGCAGGTAACCAAACAAAAATAACAAGGAGAAACTAGAAAATGGAAAATAGAAGCGAGAAACAAGTAGCAATAAAGAAAGCTGCGCCTCTACCTTCAACAATAATGTTTGAAGATGATGCACATGCCGGTTTTGAGAATGTAAAGCAATCAAGTGTTGCTCTACCAATCTTAAAGCTATTACAAAATGGTTCTGCTGAAGCACAAAAACGTAATGCAAATTATGTTCAAGGTGCAGAGCCTGGAATGTTACTAAATACAGTAACAAAAAGAGTTTATGATGGTGCAAAAGGAATAGATGTTATTCCTTGTCATTATAAACTAGAATATCAAGAATGGTCTGATTTCGGAACTGGTTCAGGTAGACCAGAGAATATATATCCAGATACTTCTGATATTCTTTCTAAAACAACACAAGACGCAACAAAGAAAGATAGATTGCCTAATGGTAATTACATTTTAACAGTTGGACAGCATTTCGTTTTAATAATGGATGCAGATGGTTCTACTGAAACTGCTTTAATATCTATGAGTTCATCTCAAGGTAAAATAAGCAGAAAATGGAATTCCATGATGATGTCTATAACTATGGACGGAAAGAACGGACCTTATACTCCGCCTTCTTTTAGTCATGTTTATAAGATAACAACTATCTTGAATTCAGGCAAAGGTAACCAATGGTATGGATATAATATCCAAAAAGTTGGTCCCGTTAATAATGCATCAGTTTATGAAAGAGCTAAACAGTTCTATCAAAGCTTAACTAACGGAAAATAATTAATAAATTGGGTGGCAGAAATGCCACCCAAAAACAGAGGGAAAAATGTTAGAAAGATTTAAGGAGATATTTGCTGGTCTTCAAACAGCGTATGGTCAAACAAGAGTTACAGACGAACTATCTGAAAATGGTAAAAGCGAAGCTAAATCATTTACAATAAAAAAACCAATAACAGATTCATTATGGCAAGCTCATTTAGAAGGAGCTGAGCCAGCATTAGGTATTGTACCAATTACAGAAGAGAATAAATGTAAATGGGGATGTATTGATATAGATAAATATCCATTTGATCATAAAGATTTTATTAAAAAAATAAGAGAAAAAAATATACCAATGATTTTATTTAGATCAAAATCAGGTGGTGCACATGTATTTTTATTTGCTAAAGAATTTGTAGCAGCAAGTTTAATGAGAGAAAGATTAAAGAAGATTGCATCTGTTTTAGGTTATGCAAAAGCAGAAATATTTCCTAAACAAGATTTTATTAGAACAGATAGAGGAGATACCGGTAGTTTTTTAAATGTACCCTACCATGGAAGTGATAAAACAATCAGGTTTGCTTTTGATGATAATGGCGAAGCTTTAAAATTAGAAGATTTTTTTAAATTATATGACAAGTATTCTTTAACAGAGAAAGATCTATTTAATTTAAAGATTAATGAAACAAATGATTTAGATGATTTTTTAAAAGGAGCTCCTCCTTGTTTACAAGCGATATTAAAAGATGGAATGTCTCAAGGTGGTAGAAATACCATGATGACTAACGTAGGTGTTTATTTAAAGAAAAGATTTCCAAGCGAATGGCAAACCAAAATGCATTTATATGATCAACAATATATGAAACCACCTTTAGGTCATAAAGAAATAACAGATATAATAGAATCAATATCTAAAAAAGATTACAGATACCAATGTAAGTTATCTCCAATGATTGATTTTTGTAACTCTAAATTATGTTCTAAAAGAGAATTTGGGGTTGGAGATGATACACCTCCTTCAGAAATAACTGATCTTAGAATATATACATCTGATCCTCCTATTTATTTTGTAAGTATTGATGGAGATAGTGTTGAAGTAGATGATTTAACAATACATGATCCAGAAAGATTTTCTGTTGCATGTATGAATCAAATAGCAAAACCTATGCTTCCTGTTGGAAAGATTATATGGAGAAAAATGTTAATTAAATTGTTTTCTAATGCTCAAGAGGTCAAAGCGCCAGATTCTTCTAAAATTGATATTCAATTAAAAGATTTATTAACTGATTTTATTAATAAATCTTCTGGAAAAGAAATTGAAGATGTTTTAAGAGGTTTACCTTTTTCTAATGAAAGCGGTAAAACATTTTTTAAATTTAAAGATTTTTGGAAATATTTACAAAGAACTAAATCTTGGCCTGATAAACATTACCCAAAACAAAAAACATTAAGATTATTAGAACAAATATTTGAGGCTAAAGAAGAAATAAAAGAAATAAATAAAAGCACTCAAAGAGTTTTAAAAATGCCTACTATTAAATTAGAAAAACCTAATATTAGACAAACAAAATTAAAGAAAGCAGCATTTGAATGAGAACTATTATTCCAGGACCTCCAGGAACAGGTAAGACATATCATTTAATAAATCATTATTTAATGAAAGAAGTAGAAGAATATAAAACTCCTACTTATAAAATTGCATATATTACATTTAGTAATGCAGCAACAAATGAAGCTTTAAAAAGAATAGGTGATTTATTTCCTAGATTAAGTGTTAAAAAAGATTTTCCAAACGTTAAAACTATGCACAAAATGGGAACGAGAGAACTTGGAATAAATACTTCAGAAAAATTATTAAAAGGATCTAAATGGAAAGCATTTAAAAATTTTTCAAAGATATGTTCTGATATTTCATTTGAAGCAGGTGAATATGAAAATGGTATGCCTGCATATCAAGGTAGAGAAATGAAAATTATAGAATATGCAAGATCTAAAAAAATAAGTTTATTAGAATCAGCTATACAATTAGATTACCATCATTTTGTAGATATAGATTTTATTGAACAAGTTAATGCCGATTTAAAATCATACAAAGAACAAACAGGGATGATTGAATTCTCTGATATGATTAACGAGTTTGTTAAGAAAGATAAATGTCCTCCCCTCGACGTAGTCTTTCTTGATGAAGCACAAGATCTGAGTCCTCTGCAGTGGGATATGTTCTTCTACATTGAATCAAAATGTAAAAGATCTTACATTGCAGGGGATGACGATCAAACGATTTATTCGTTTCAAGGTGCTGATGCAAATATATTTATAAATTTAAAAGGAACATTAGACCCAAGAACACAATCAAGAAGAGTTCCAAGATCTGTTCTTAAAAAAGCATTAAGTGTTTTACCACACATAACTAAACGAAGAGAAAAAATTTGGTTACCTAGAGATGCTGAAGGTAAAGTATTTGAAAATTATTCATTAGAAAATATTGATTTTACAAAAGATAATTGGATGATTTTGTCTATAACTAATGAAATGATGCGCCCAGTTGTAGAATATTTAAATTATTTAAACATAAGATTTGACTGTAAATTCAATGACTTATTGCCTAACTCATTATTACAAGCTTATCGTGTTTGGATAAGATTAAATCAAGGTGCAACAGTTAGTGGTGAAGAAGCATTGAGCGTGTATAATTATTTAGCTTTTAAAATGGGTCATACTAAATTTGGTTCTACTAGTGGTGATTCATTACAAAATATTGACACGGTTGATTTAGATGAACTTATGTTAAATCATGGATTACTTATAACAGGTAGCTGGGAACAATTGAATATAAAAGAAGAATCAAAATTATATATAAAAAAATTATTAGAATCAGGTGAAGATTTATTTAAAGATGCAAGAATTAAAATATCTACAATACATGGTGTAAAAGGTGAACAATGCGATAATGTTGTTTTGTTTACAGATCTAACTAAAAAGATCTATGATGAAGCACAAAAAAATGCTGACCCATTACACAGAACATTTTTTGTAGGTATAACTAGAACAAAGGAGAACTTATATATCATGCAACCAACTGAAGAATACTACTACACAATAGGAGATCCAATACTATGACAAACAAAGCTTTTTTTAAACAAGTAGGTGGAGCTCATTATAAGACAATGAAGATACAACCTTCTAAATTTATAAATGAAAACAATTTACCATTTGCTGAAGGCAACGCAATAAAGTATATATGTAGACATAAGTTGAAAGGTAAAAAAGAAGATATATTAAAAGCAATTCATTATTTAGAAATGATTATTGAAAGAGATTATAATGTTTAAAAGACCTAAGACTGCTACTTTTATATTAGGATTGCTCACAATGCTTTGTGTTTATTGTTACATGATGGGAGTAATTCAATAATGTTTGAAGTTCAGAAAGAATGGATTTGCCCTGATAACTTTCCAAACCTAAAAGGTTATAGTCATGTAGCTATTGACTTAGAAACTAAAGATCCTGAATTAAAAGCAAAAGGATCTGGAGCTGTAAGAGGTCATGGTAATATTGTTGGTATCGCTGTAGCCGTTGATGGTTGGTCCGCTTATTATCCAATAGCGCATGAAGGTGGTGGTAATTTAGATAAAGATAAAATTATGTCATGGATCAAAGAAGTTTGTGCCGCACCTAATACTAAACTATTTCACAATGCAATGTATGACGTATGCTGGCTTCGAGCGGCGGGCGTCAAAATAAATGGAGAGATAATAGATACTATGGTTATGGCATCTTTAATTGATGAAAATAGATTATGGTATTCATTAAACAGTGTTGCCTTTGATTATTTAGGAGAAACTAAAAATGAAACAGCTTTAAATGAAGCTGCACAATCTTGGGGAATTGATCCAAAATCTGAAATGTATAAATTACCGGCCATGTATGTAGGTTCTTATGCTGAAAAAGACGCAGAATTAACATTAAAATTATTTAAAGTATTAGATCAAGAAATTAAAAAACAAAAATTAGCATCAATATTTAAATTAGAAACAGAATTATTTCCTTGTCTTATTGATATGAAATTTAAAGGTGTAAGAGTCGATATAGAACGAGCAAACAAACTAAAACAGCAGCTGTTGTCACAAGAACAAGGCATACTAACAGAAATAAAAAAGCAAGTAGGGATAGAACCACAGATTTGGGCAGCAAGAAGCATATCAACAATTTTTGATAAGCTTGGTTTACATTACGAAAGAACTGAGAAATCATCTGCACCCTCTTTCACTAAAAATTTTTTACAGGAACACAAACACCCTATAGTACAAATGATTGCAAAAGCAAGAGAAATAAACAAAGCTCATACAACTTTCATTGATACAATTTTAAGATTTGAACACAAAGGTCGTATTCATGCTGACATCAATCCTATTAGATCTGATCAAGGTGGAACTGTTACAGGAAGATTTTCTTATTCTAATCCTAATTTACAGCAGATACCTGCCCGTAATAAAGATTTAGGACCAATGATTAGATCATTATTTATTCCTGAAATTGGACATAAGTGGGGTTGTTTTGATTATTCACAACAGGAACCAAGATTGGTTGTGCATTATGCTGCAGGAACAGAACCTATTTGTTTTGATGAATCTGTTAAATCTATTGTAGAAAGATTTGAAAACAACAACGTAGACTTTCACCAAACAGTTGCTGATATGGCTAAAATATCTAGATCACAAGCTAAAACTATTAATCTTGGTTTGTTTTATGGAATGGGTAAAACTAAATTACAGGCTGAACTTGGTTTATCTACTAAGGGTGAAGCTGAAAATTTATTTAATCAATATCATGATAACGTTCCATTTGTTAAAGAACTTATGAACTTTACTTCTAGAGTTGCTAATGAAAAAGGTGCAATTAAAACTTTATTAGGTAGAAGATGTAGATTTGATAAATGGGAAGTAGATGAATTT